GGCAACAGAAACAGGAAGCGATCAACACCGCGCTTGACGCGGCACGCGAAAAACTGCAAACGCTGAAAGACGCGCAGAGCCAATACACCGAGGGTTCTGAAGAATGGTCAAATCTTCAGACAGAAATAGGTCTGACAGAAGCCGCCATTTCAAACTATGAAAGCAAGGCAGACGAAGCCGCGCAGATGACCGCTGAATTGGGCGGTGAAGTGGGTGACGCGGGCGCGAGTGCTGAAGATGCTTCCGGGGATATGTCCACGCTTGGGAAAGAAACCAAGACGGCGGGCAAAGAAGCGGAAAGCGCGGCAAACGGCGGTTGGTCAATAGCAAAAGAATTGCTTGCAGAACTTGCGAAACAGGCGATTCAGGCGGCAATTGACGGGCTGAAAAAACTTGGGTCAGCAATGAAAGACGCGGTGACGGATTCAGCCGCATTTGCTGATGAAGTCAACACGCTTGCAAAGCAGACGCATCTTTCAACCGACACCATTCAGGAACTGTATTACGCTACAGATCTGATGGATGTTCCCGTTGAAACGGTTTCAAAGTCCCTGACAAAACTGACCAACACGATGGCTGACGCGGCTGACGGAAATGCAAGCGCAACGGAAAAATTTGAAGCGTTGGGCATTTCCGTCACGAACGCTGACGGTTCCATGCGCAGCGCGGAAGATGTATTCATGGATGCCGTGGATGCTTTGGGCGGCATTCAGAATGAGGCAGAACGTGACGCGGCTGCTTATGATTTGTTTGGCAGAAGCGCAAAAGAACTGAACCCGCTGATTGACATGGGTTCAGAGGGTTTTGCCGAATTAAAGCAAGAAGCGCACGATGTCGGCGCGGTCATGGACGGTGACGCACTTGACAGTTTGAACGGCGTTTCTGATGCGATGGAACGCATGGATCAAGCGTCAATGGTGGTTCAGCGCAACTTTGCCGTAGCACTTGCCCCGGCAATTGAAGCGGTCGGCACCGCGCTCACAGACATGGCGGCTGATGCAGATTGGCAAGATTTGTTTTCAGATTTGGGCGCATCCATTCAGGAAATTCTGCCTGACCTTGTAAGCATGGCAAAAACCATTTTGCCCGCCGTCATCAACGTGCTGCGGCAGATCATGCCAACGATCAGCCAAATCATCAGTTATCTACCCGCACTTCAGCCCCTAATCGATGCGATTTTAATGGTAATTCAACGACTGACACCAATGATCATGAAATTGGTAAGTCAGATTTTGCCGCCGCTGATCGACATCATCATTGCAATTCTTCCGATTCTTGAACCCATCCTTGACATTTTGGAACCGCTGCTTGAAATCTTGGGACCCATCCTGTCAACGGTGCTTTCTGCCTTGTCAATTGCGTTGAAAGCGTTGGTTCAAATCATTGTTGGCACAACACAACCCGCCATTGAGGGACTGCGAAAAGTCTCTGAAAAGGTTTCACCCGTCTTTGAAAGTATGTCGGCAACTTTGCAAAACGTACAACACACGATGGGCAACGCGTGGACGGCGATCTCAAACGCTGCGACTACTGTGACGAATTCCGTGAAGAACGCGGTGACAAATGCGTGGAATGCGATCAAAAACACAACTACAACGGTGTGGAACGGCATCAAATCCGCGATCATTGACCCGATAAAGAACGCGGTCAGCACCGTTACATCATCCATTGATTCGATCAAGTCAAAGTTTAACAATTTGACGCTGAAGTTGCCCAACATCAAGTTGCCGCATTTCCGCGTCACAGGAACATGGCAATGGAACCCGCCCCGCGTGCCGTCATTCGGCGTGAGTTGGTATGCAAAAGCGATGGAAAACGGCATGATCTTCAACACACCCACGGCATTCGGATGGGATAACGGCAAGCAGATGGTTGCGGGCGAAGCGGGTGCAGAAGCGTTGATTGGCGTGCGTTCATTGCGTGACATGATCGTTGGCGCAATTCAGAGTCAACCCACAATGGGCGATGTAAACATTGTTGTGTACGGTGCGCCCGGTCAGAACGTGAATGAACTTGCCGACATCATTGAAGACAGATTGACAAGCAGAATCATGCGGCGGGGGTATGCAGTATGAACACCTTGACATTCAACAATGTAAACAGTTCAACATTCTCCCTGTTCATTTCAGGGGAGGGGACATTTGACGGCACGGCAAGGAACGTGCAGACATACAACGTGCCGGGACGCAACGGCACGCTTGTCATTGATAATGGATTTTATGACAACATTTCTGTCAGTTATCCCGCCTTTATCGTTGACGCGTTTGATGCAAATTTCGGCGCGTTGCGTGCGTTCCTTTTAAGCCATGTAGGGTATTTTAAACTGTCTGATACATATCACCCAACAGAGTTCAGAATGGCGCGTTATACGGGCAATATTGCCCCTAAAATGACACAATACAACCGCGAGGGAGAATTTACCATAACATTTGATTGCAAGCCGCAGCGGTTTCTGAATTCAGGTGAAACGGTGACAACGCTGATGGCTGATGACACCGTGACAAATCCAACGCTATTCGATTCAAAGCCGCTTCTGCGCGTATACGGTTATGGTGATTTGGGCGTTGGGTCGGATGTCATCACGATAGCGCAGAACGATTACCCATTCATTGACATCGATTGCGACACGGAAAACGCGCAGTACAACACAACGAATTGCAACAATCTGATCACGCTGACGGGTGATTCTTTCCCCGTGTTTCATGCGGGTGCAAACGGCATCACGCTTGACGCGAATATCACGCAAGTGGATATAACACCAAGGTGGTTTACGCTATGAAACCGATACTGTTTTCAAAAACAGAAACAGACTTCACAACAAACGGCTTGGGCAGATTAAGTGATTGTTTTTCATGCGTTGTAACGGAAGAAAGAAACGGCGCGTTTGAACTTGAAATGGAATACCCTATTTATGGTATCCACTTTGAAGACATCGAAAACGGTTCCATCATCTGCGCCAAACCCGCAGACGGCAAAGGAATCCAACCGTTTGAAGTGTACAAAATCACGAAACCTTTGAACGGCGTTGTGAAGATCTATGCGGAACACATTTCTTACAGATTGAACCGCATCCCGGTTCTGCCGTATTCCGCGCAGACTTGTGCGCTTGCGTTGCAAGGGCTGAAAACAAACGCGGCTGAACCGTGTCCGTTTGATTTCAGCACGGATAAAGTCGTTGACGGCGATTGGTCAAACCCTTATCCCGCGTCAATTCGTGAGCGCTTGGGCGGCACAGATGGCAGCATCCTTGAACGCTTTCAGGGCGAATATGAATTCGACAACTTTGATGTGCATTTGTGGACGCACAGAGGTTCAGACAACGGTGTTGTGATCAGATACGGAAAGAATCTGACAGAACTTGAACAGGAAACAAACATTGAAAGCACCGTGACGGGCATTCTTCCGATTTGGGTGAATGAAGACACGGTTGTGAGCGGTTCAATTCAGTATTCCGCGAACGCTGACAACTTCCCGTATCACCGCACGGAAGTGGTTGATTTTTCGCAAAACTTTGAAGAAGAACCCACGGCGGCAGACCTTGAAGCAGAAGCACAGGCATACATTGCACGCAATAAAATCGGCGTGCCAAATGTCAATCTGAAAATCTCTTTTGTTGCGTTATGGCAAACGGAAGAATACAAGGATTTGGCGGCTTTGGAACGCGTCAATTTGTGCGACACCATCACGGTGCAGTTTGACCGTTTGGGCGTAAGCGCAACGGCGCAAGTCATCAAAACAACATTTGATGTTCTGCTTGAAAGATACAATTCCATTGAAGTCGGTGAACCCAAGAATTCATTAAGTGAAACCATCACAAGCATTTCAGACGATTCTGCCGAAACTGCCGTGAACAATGCCGTTGGTCAGGTGCAGTACAGAATTGACACCGCCGCTGATAAATTGGCGGGCGGCTTGGGCGGTCACGTTGTCATCAATAGAAACGCAGACGGCTTGCCAAACGAAATTCTGATCATGGACACCGATGACAAATCAACGGCGGTGAACGTGATACGCATGAATAGCGCGGGCATCGGCTTCAGCCAAAACGGATACAACGGCACATATAATTCCGCATGGCTGATTGACGGCACTTTGGACATGAGCCAAATCAACGTGATCAATCTGACGGCAAACCTTATCAAAGGCGGCATTCTTCAGTTGGGAACGATTGACAACACGGCGGGCATTCTTCAGGTCTACGATCAGGAAAACACGCTGATAGGGCAGTTGGACAAAGACGGCTTGAAGATGTGGGGGCAAGATGGTTCCTATGTTGTCATGAACCAAGCCGTTGGCTTTTCCGGGTATGACCGAAACGGCACGCGAATTTATTGGGTTGACGGTCAGGAATTCCATCAGAAGAAAAGCGTCATTGAAGAAGAAATCACGCTTTGCAACATGATGCGTTTCATCCCCATCACGTTGTATGACAATGATCAGAACATAACAAATCAGGGCATTGCGCTTGTGAGTGCAAAAGAGGTGATTTGATGGCATTAAGCGGCAGCGTTTCCACAAACAGTTATGACGGAAGATATTTGACTTGTACATGGTCTGCAACGCAATCCATTGCCAATAATACTTCAACAATCAGTTGGACGCTAAAAGGCGCGGGGACAGGCGGCTCAAGTTGGTATTATTCGGGTCCGATTTGGATCGGGTTTGAAAATGTCGGCGGCGGCAACATTTGGTCAAACACCTATTGGACAAGCAGACAGAAGTTGTATAACGGCACGGTTGTCGCAACGGGTTCTTTCACGATCTCACACAACAATGACGGCACGCGGCAGTTCAACATCTTCATTGAGGGCGCGATATATTCAAACTCGTACAATGTTAACGGTCATGCAACAATTACGCTTGATCAGATTCCGCGATATGCAAACCCGGTTCCAAACTTAACGGCAAGAACGGAAACATCCTTGACTATTGGGTGGACGGCAGACGGCGTTGTTGACAACTTTCAGTATTCCATTGACAACGGTTCAACATGGTCAACGGCAACCGATCCTGAATCTACAACGGGAAGTTTCACCGTTTCCGGGCTGACTGCTGACACGGCGTATTCCGTGAAACTGAAAGCGCGGCGCAAGGAATCGCAACTGACAAACGAATCAACAACCGTGTCAATGTCAACGTATTCATACCCGTATGCGTCAACAACGCCTGATTTCATCATCGGCAATTCGGTTACGCTTGGGCTTTTCAATCCGTTGGGTAGAACGGTCACGGTGACGATGGACGGCGCAACGGGTTCGACATCAACAACAACGCTGACGCTGACACCAACGGCGGCAACGCTTTATGCGTTGATACCAAACGCGAAGAACGGCACATATTCCGTTTCTGTGACTTATTCAGGTAACACGCTGACAAGAACAGGTGGCTTGTATAAAGTCGATGAAAACGCAAACAAGCCCGTCATAGGGGCATTCACTTATGCGGATTCAAACGGAACCGCAACGGCGATCACGTTGGACGCGTCAAAGATCGTGCAGAACATTTCAACGCCACAATATACGGCAACGGGATTGGTTGCGCAGAATTCAGCAACGCTTGCAACGGTATCTGTTGAAGTGAACGGCGCAACATATACAAACAGTTCCCCAAGCGGCACAACAAACGTACAGGGCGGCGTGATCAATTCAACTTCTGACGTAGTTGCAACGCTGACCGTGACGGATTCACGCGGGATCACAAACACGGCAAATGTCACGGTGTCTATGATCGCATGGAATCAGCCTAGCGCAATTATTACCGTTGAACGGCAAGCAAACTTTTATTCGGAAACAGACATGACCGTTGATGCGTCTTATACACAGATTGGTTCTTCAACGATCACAATTTCTGTATTAGGGCAAGCCGTACCGATTGCTGGACAAGTCACGCCCGCAGATGTTACTGCATCCCTTTCGGACAACGTACAAAGCACCGTCAATTTCAACAACAACTTTGCGTGGAATATTGCTATTACACTAACGGACAGTTTCGGCGGTTCGACTACTTACAACACCTACATTTCAAGGGGCATCCCTGAAACATTCTTTGATCGTTACAGACGGTCAATGAGTCTGAACGGCTTTCCAACGCATGATAATTCTGTTGAGATATTCGGCGGTGACTACTACAAAGACGGTGTGAGCATTATAGATATAATTTACCCGGTTGGCGCAATCTATATGAGCGTAAATGCCACAAATCCATCATCGTTTTTGGGTGGTACGTGGACACAAATAAAAGATACGTTTCTTTTGGCTTGTGGTGATACATACGCGAACGGGGCAACGGGTGGAGAAGCAACACACACGTTAACAACGGATGAAATGCCATCGCACAGTCATTTTCAACAGTACCAAAGCAGCACTTCCTATGTCGGTGTGCATGTTAAAAACTACAATTCCGGCGGTTCTATCCAAGGTGTTCAACCGTCAAACGGAACAAGGCGCAATAACATCGCAGACCCAAGCACAAGAGTGCCGACAGTTGCAACAGGCGGCGGCGGCTCTCATAACAATATGCCCCCGTATTTAGCGGTTTATGTATGGCAAAGAACGGCGTGAGGTGATCACATGGAAACGATAACACTTGGACAAATTGCTTCTGCTATTGCGCTTTTGGCGGGTCTGATCACGGGCGGCGGCATCATCATCAGGCAGTTCAAGAAAGCACTTGACACGGCTTTAAATGAAAAATTCAATGCCGTGGATGTGCGCCTTGATGACTTGTCTGACGGCATGGCTGAAATGCAGAAAGAAGCGTGCATGAATTATCTTGTCACGTTCCTGAATGATGTTTCAAACGGTCAGAAAATGGATGAAGTGGCAATAAAAAGGTTTTGGGAACAGTATGATTATTACACCATGCACGGCGGCAATTCCTATATACGGGAAAAGGTGAACAAACTGAAAGACAGGGGGTTATTATGAAACTTTCCAACAAACTGTATGACATTCTCAAATGGACAAGCCTTTTGGCGATCCCATTGGTCACATTGATCATGTCTGTATCTGAAGCGGTCGGCTTTTCTTATGGTTCTGTAATTGCCGCAATCGTTTCAGCGGTCGGTCTGTTTGCGGGTTCTGTCATCAAGATCAGCACGGACAACTACAACAAAGACGGCGGTGATGAAGAATGAGCATTCTGCAAGGCACAACCGTGACGAATGGATAAGTAACAGAATTCAGCTGAAAAACGTGTAAAAATAAGGTGAACATATGGCAACAAAGACAAGATTCATTTCAATTGCTAAAAGTCAGTTGGGGGTCAAAGAATCCCCGGCTGGATCAAACAAAGTCAAATACAACACATGGTATTATGGCAAAGAAGTCAGCGGGTCTGCGTATCCGTGGTGCATGGCTTTTGTGTGTTGGTGTGTGAATGAAGCGGGCATGATGGATCAGATCACCAAAACCGCGTCATGCGGCGCGCAGGCAACGCACGCGCAGAAAACGGGGCGTTGGCATTGGGGTTCAAAAGGCATCGCAAGCGGTGACATTGTGATCTATTCTTTCAGTTCTGCACATGATCACACGGGCATTGTTGTCGGCACGGGATCAACAACGATTGAAGCCGTTGAGGGCAACACTTCATTGACTTCAAATGACAACGGCGGCAAGGTCATGCAACGCACCCGCAACAGGTCAAAAATCTATGGCTTTATTCGGCTTACTTTTGACAATGAAAGCGGAAACGATGTGATCAGACGCGGACAGGCAGAAGCAAACAAATGGGTGCGCAAGTTCCAAATTGCAGAAGACGGTGAACGTGGCGCGGACACACGCAAAAAAGCCGTTATGGTGCTTCAGACCGCATTGAATAAAGATTACGGTGCGGGGCTGACCGTTGACGGCATCATTGGCGCAAATACAAAAAAAGCACTTGGGACGCACTATGTTGAACGCGGTGAAAAACAGTATATGGTCACCGCCGCTGAAATCATGCTTATGATGATGGGCAAAGACCCGCACGGCGTTGAAAAGCCCGGTGTTTTCGGTTCAGGACTTGCAGCAGCAGCGGGAAAGAGTAAAATAACATCAACAGACTTCATCAGTTATACAAAATAAAACGGGCAAAGATATTCGGAATCTACAATGACAATTTATGCCCGTGTTGGCAACAGAAACGGCAAAGGATGCTGAAAAACATTGAAGAATCAACATTTTTCACTTTTTGGCGCGAAAACTGTTGCCGCACCCCTGAAAGCATTGAAATCATTGGTATTTCAGCGTTTTCAGGGGTTTTTTGTTTGCCTGAAATAGTGGGAATAAGTGGCATATGTGGCATAATTTCGGCAATAAAATGGCAACGGATTATTCAAACGCTTTTCTGATTTCAGCCGCATAGCGCGTCACATCGTCTTCAGCAATGCGGACATACACTTCATGAAACACTTTCATTGATTGCCACCCGCCTATTTTCATGGCAACGCGTTCAGGGATGTTGCCCGCGTGATAACAAGCCGATGCAAATGACACGCGCAATCCGTGCGGCGTGAGCGGCGGCAAATCGTTGTTTCTGCATATTTCAGCAAGATCGCGGCGCAAAGTGTTTTCCCCCGCTTTTTGCGGTATAGGCAATTCTTTCAGACGTGGGAACAGATACGGAATGAATCTGTCAGACGCTTCTGTTTTTGTGCCGTGAACATGGATGCCGTCAGCCGTCCTGTCTGCTTCCGTGATGCTTAATGCTTCATTCAGCCGACACGATGAAAGCATCATCAAATAAAAGAATTCAAAACGGTGTCCCTTGATCGCTTCACAGAATTTTCTGATTTCACTTTCTGTCAGATATTCTTTCTTTTTTGACGGCTTGTGCTTTATCTTGACCGTTGGGACATCCAAACCGTAAAAACGCAACACGGCGCAAATCTTGCCCCAATATGACGCGATTGTGTTTGGGTGTAGTTTTTCCATCAACACAACGCTTTGCCAATTGTTTATATCCTTATATGGTTTATCCATAAAGCCCCGGAAATGCGTTTTTACTGCGTCATATGTTTCAACCGTTCCGGGTGCAAAATCATTGCTTTCAATGTATCCGTCAAGCAATTGCCTGACGGTCTTTTCAGCATTGGGCTTTACAACGGGCGGGTGCAGTTTCTGATCAATGCCCCATGCTTGTGCTTCTTTTTCTGACGCAAACACTTTTGACACATCCTGACCATTGACCCGTACGCGCACGATCCATTTTCCGTTTTTCAGTTGTCGCGGTTTCGGTAATTTCATTATCATGCACCTTTTTCAGAAACACGCACGTTATAATTTAGCACGCAGTTCGACAACCTTGCCCAAAATGCGCACACGCGTTGCCGCTTCTTCAGCCGAAAAGAAAAACGGCTGATAAGCAATATTGTCAGACATCAGCCATATGCCCTGATTTGTCTTTCTGATCCTTTTCACCGTTGCGGTTTCGCGGTCAATCTGCACAACCGCTATTTCATTGTTTTCAACTTCAGATTGTTTTCTGACGATCACAACATCACCGATTGTCATGCGCGGTGACATAGAATCACCTTTCAGTTTCAAAGCAAAATATTCAAAGCCGTCATTCATCATGCTTTCATCCAATTGTTCATAGTCTTCCGGGGCGGTGTCTTCTATTGCGTCTGATGGGATGCCCGCCGCAACATCACCCAAAACGGGAACCCATGAACCGTCATTTTTTCGCGTTTCTCCTAACAACGCATTGGGCGTGACACCGAGGGCGGCGGCGATCAATCCAACGGTCACAATGTTGGGTGATTTCGTTGTGTTTTCGATTGCTGACAATGTCGGTTGTGCGATTCCCGCGAGTTTCGCAAGTTTGTTCTGACTTAATCCCCGGTCTTTGCGCAACGCCTTGATTCTTTCACCAACGGTCATGATGCTTATTCCCCTTTCAATATTTTCTTTAATTTTATCAAAAAAATTATAAAAAAACTGTTGCAATGTTATAGAAACAGGAATATAATATAATCAAACAGGGAATAAAAGAGAGGAGTTCTCAACAATGACACAGGAACGGATCAACAAAGCAATTACAGAAAGCATGAACGCATACGGGCGCGGAGCAACGCTGAAAGCGTTAAACACAATGTATCACGCGGGGCAGATTACCATTGAACAAGTCATGAAAGCACTTGACATCATCAACAAATAACAACCGGGGCGCAAGCCCCAACGCTAATGCAGCCAAAGACGGTCACAAGCCCGTGAAAATGCAGAGTGGCGCACAAACAGAAAGGGGGAAACGCATGAACAACTATGGTGAACGGCTGAAAGGGTTGCGCGTAGATCGCAAACTGACACGGCGTGAAGTGTGCAACGCATTGGGCGTGACGGAAACAACGCTTCTGAATTGGGAAAGCGGAAAGTCAACACCCAACGCGCTTCAGGTGATCAGACTTGCTGACTATTACGCAATGTCACCCGGTGACCTGATGACGGCGGTGTGGGCATGACAGAAGTTGCAAAGGAAGCCGCTAAATTGCGGGCAAAATTCAACGCTGAAC